GGTTTGGGAGGTCAGGAATCTTCTGCTGAAGAAGAAAAAGCATCTTCAAAGGAGGGAGAGTTAGAAGTAACACCAGAGACAATACCGACAAACCTGCCAAACACCAAAGAGCTTTTATCAACTGAAGAACCTGTAGCTACATTCAATATACCATTTATAAACTATGAATTTCCAGTACCTTCGCCAGAGGTAATTGCATCAAGTGTAATAGCATCTGGTGTGAGTGCTACAGCAGCAGTAACAGGTTCAATCGTTTTGCAAAGCGTTATTAATCAACTAAAGAAAATAATGACAAAGATATTTAAGAAGGTACTTAAGAAAGAAATTGCAGATAAAAAGAAATAAGGTATAGTAAATAGTACAAGGAGAGTAAGGCACATTTGGAAGCACTTCGTCTGCCACGAATCACTGCCCTTCTATTATCCCTTGTAACTAGGAACCAGACCTGCTTGATCTCTCTTAGGATATTTGTCATTTCTCCTAAGATGAACTCAAGAATCCGTCAATGCCTAGCAGTGGTCAACGGATTTATGAAATGCCAAATGTAAGCGGAAGCTTCAGCTCCATACCTCCTCTACAGAACGTCAGTTCCTACTTAAATTTTTCGGGATTAGCTTTTACATAACTTCTAATATTTATTACGTCATTGCAAATATAAGCAAATTCTGATTTAGGGTTAATCATATAACCTGATGCATGGAGTTGTGAACACTTTAAAACTCTCACTAATTGCTTATCATGTATATTTTTGTCTAGTTCTTCTTTGGCTAGTTTTAGCTTTACGTCTGCTAAGTCTTGACAGGTCTTATTATTAACTCCTAAAGGAACCATAAAAGACATCTGAAACCCCCAACCTTCATTGATACTATACGTTTCACTTTCAGTATTCTCTGCATCATTTCCTGTATAAAAAGGAGTAAATGACATTGTTGGTTGACTACATACTAAATTTCCAAACTGTTGTTTCCCTGTCATACCATTATTGATATTCATATTCTGATTGATAATACTAGAATTACCAACAGCATTTGGTTGAGCCTGTACGTTTGTATCGCCTTCGGCTCTAGCTTTATTACTGACTAAAGACAGACAAAGAAGTGATAACGCTAGTAGTGTTG